TGGTTCACATTGAGACAAATCCCCTACAGATCCTGCAGCAATAAACATTCCTGTAGTCATTAAACCAGATGCCATAGCGGGACGCATGTACTCATAAGTTAAATCCATCTTTGGTGCAATCCCTGCTTCCTCATGAAAGAAGTATTTTACCGGACCCCCTACACCATTTGTTGGATCTTTTTCAAATGACATACCTTGTATAGTACCTTTAAGGCCAACTTCTGTTTTTCTATCTCCTTTTCTTACTTCAATCTTTTGTTGCCACATCATTACCTTGTCAGGAGACATAGGTCTATACCATGCTGTATGCTCATTTAAGAATGCTGCGTATTCCTGTAAGAATTTCCAGGAACCCTTTTCATTAATATAGTCTTTGAGTGAGGCACCTATCTTAAGAGTAACCCCTGGTTCAAACCACTGCTGGTTTAATAGTTTACCCATATGGTAGTAAGAAGATGCAATCTGACGTTTCTTTAGAATAGCTACATGTTTGTAATTTAGTTCTGCTAATAGTTCATAAAGAGCCATGTGATATTGTGCATCCCTTATCTTAGCAAATCCAAACTTCTGTATTTCTTTATCAAAGATTGGTAAGAAGTTTAACCACATATAGTATTCTCTTGCAAGAAACCATGTGTTACCAGAATCTTTAACTATTATGCCTTTTTTGCATTTTGCTTTTTGGTCATCCCAATAAGCTATAAAGTCTTTGGATTTGAAAGGGGCTGTGCAATATACTCCATCACTTCTAAACTTGTTTGACTCTGATATAAATATCTGATTAGTAGTGTCATTGAAGCCGTACTTACCAGGTTCTTTGAAAACCCCAAATATGAAGTTACTGAAGTCTTCTCTGGATTCAAAGCTTGTAGTTGTCCATTGTCCGTTGTCATAGGTTGGTATGTCTTGATAGATTTCACTCATAGTTATTGGTCATATGCCATTCCGATTCCACCTCTTACTTTACTAGATTGTTCATCTTGGAGATCTTTATATACTCCTTTAAATGATGCTCTGATCTGGTCAAAGTTTTTTGCTGCTGCTACAAGAGAATTAATGTTACCGTCTCTACCAGCAGTAATAGGTGTAGTTTCCATGTATCTAGCTAATCTATCTAACATAGATGACATACCTTGATATGATCTAGATGTTGGAGTTTCATACATTCTCTGGCAGAATGAAAGTGCTGTATGTATGTCATCATCCTCTGTAGAAAATTCTGCTTCTATTTCTTTTAGTATTATGTGCTCTTTGTCAATCTCAGGAGTATGAAAGAAAGGATTCATATCTGGATTGGGGCATGTCATGTAAAAAAGATACTGATATATTTTAAGATGATCATCTGGATAATTATCCATGATATCTTTAAGTGCCTTAAGTGTATAGCAATGTTCTGTTGGAATTACTTTACCATTCTGAACATCAAATAGTCTTATAATCATTTCTTTTTAATTAAGTGTGGATGATCTTTCATAAAGTTAATTATTGCAATAACCTCATCATATAGATAAGGCACAGGCATTGGAATAACTTCTTTTACAATAGGCTCACCATTTACATCTAACTTAGCAATAGGATAACCATATTGATCTTCACCATCTGTTTCAAAAGTAATATGATGAATAAATATCTTACCCGGTTGTAACTTAGGGTTATGCTTTAATATAATATACATATAAACACTGAGCTGTAAAGCATAGTGGTTAAAGTTACAATCATCTAAATGCTGTACTGGGTCAAGCATTTTATCTGTCATGCCTTCCCAGTTCTTGTATGATTCTGTTTTAATCTCTTTATTAGTTTTGTAGTCAATGATGTTAACTCTACCATTGACTACTTCAACTAAATCTGATTGGCCACACAAGCCTGCTGACTTGAGATAAACCATATGTTCAGGATACACACCTGGATCTAATTTCTGTAAAGGTGCAATTTTTAAACCATTTTCTCCTTCATAAGGTTTAAATACCGGAACTGTTACACCCTCTCTTTCAATAGATGCTAATGAACATAAGTCAGATTCTCTTTGGTTATGATAAAATGTACCAAGTGTGGTGGCTCTGTTAGCTTCATTATCCCATATCTTTATAATAGTTTTAGGATCAATATCATACCATTTTGATTTCTTGTTTTTAGTTACTCTTTCTGCTACTTTCTTTGCATCAAAAGGTTTCTTTAAACTAGATACCAATGTTGTTACACTAGTCCATTTGATTTGATCATTTGGATCTACACTAACATAACTGTGGTCATCTGCATTAAATACTATACTCATAGTGCATCTAGTTTATCTTCTTCTTCTTCTGTAGCAATTGCTTGCCACTTACCAAGTGGACAGTCTGAAGAAAGAGATCTGGTCTTAAAAGCTAATGAGCATCCACATTCATTACAGCATGGTGATGTACCCTTTACTGCACATTTCTTTCCTTTACTGGAGCATTCATCACAGACATCAAATCTCATACGGGCTACATCTTCTACAAACTCATCTCTAATTACTGAGTTCTTTATGCCTTCAATGATCTTGGTCTTGTTCTCCCAAATTGCTTTTAGTGCTGCTTTCATCTTTATAAGTAATTCTTAGTTGTTTTTCTTCTGTTAATTCTTTATCTAAAATAATAAGCCTATCTAAAGTTTCTTCATAATTCTTTTTGTTAAAATATGCTCTAAATGTTGATACATCATGCGTCTTAAGAATAGAACTAATACTGATAATATCTTTTTTTATCTTCTGAGACTTAGCATAAAAATGACCTAAACCCGTAACATTTATTCTGGTATGACTTAATTGTGACATACAAGTTCTAAGATCTTTATAATAGAGTTCTATTAAATTTTCAACAAGTGACTCAGGCATATTTAAGTCCTCTGCTACTGCTTGATATAATTTAGTGGACTTCTTCGGATTCATTCCCCAAAAATTTATAATCAAGTAATACTGTACCTTCAGTTTGAATTTTTAAACTAGGATTTAAAGAAATAATCTTTTTATTTTCTAAATCCTTAACTACCAGATTATTTTTTTCTGCCTTATTGATACAGTTTCTTACAGTCTGTGGAGATTTAAAAATCCAAGATTCTTCTGAAGATGCATCATAACAAAATTCAGTAAGTTCAATAGGTTGATTAAGACTTAGTAAAGTAAGACAGTTTAAATCAGAATCACTCATAGTAATTCTATTAATATAGCAATGCACTAATATCTGGAACTTAACTACATCCCATTTAGGCATTTTTACTCTTTTCTGTACTTGATTTACTAAAGCCATGATTATCCTTTTCTAAGCTTCTTTTTTCCTTGCTCAGGAATATTTGGATCATTATCTATATCAGAATCATCACCTTCTGGTTCTTGTTCTTGCTGGGCTTGCATCATCATTGCCCATTGCATTTGAATACTATTTCTTTTAAATCTAGCTTCATCAATTCTCATAAGTAAATCTTCATACTTAAGTTGTGCTTCTAAATAAGGTAATGATTCCGTATAAAACTGAAGCATTTGTTCTTTTTGAGCAGCAAGTTCTTCTGCTGTAAACTCTCTTTCTTGTTGGTTTTCCATAACTATTAATTTATTGGTTTACAACAAATATACAAAATAAGTTTAAATGTATATGGTTTAAATAAAAAAATCCAGGCACAGAAAGTACCTGGATCATAGTAGTTTAAGTAATATTACTTTTTCTTAGTAGTTCTTTTTACAGTTCCACCTTTCTTTTGTTCAGAAAGTTTTTTAAGTCCGTATCCTGCAGCGCCAAGAAGTGCGCCTCCTACTACAGTACCAACTGCACTACCAGCACCCCCAATAGCTTTACCAATTTTACGCATAGCTGCTTTTCTATTATTTTTTCTAGCTGCTTTTTTAGCACCACATCCACCATCACGTGAATTACAATCAGAACTAGAGCCACCTACTTCATAGCTCTTCATGGATCTGATCATTTGATTTTTACTATGTATCATGATTACCTGTTTTTAAGAGTTAAGTTTAATATTGTTATTAAATAAAAGTCTCTTGATAGATCTACTTCAAGAGCAAAGATATCTAATGATGAGATTCTTAATCTTATTATTAGCTTATCCCATTGCTTAGCCGTTGCATTCCAACTGTTTCTAAATTTCATTATGCTTCATTTTTACTGATTATACCTTTTGCACTAAGTTGAATTTTACGGACATTTGCTGGTTGAGCAACTTTCCATGCCGTTCTTCTTGCTTGGTGCAATCTTGATTTTAATATTCTTGTGACTGATACTGAGTTTCCCTGGTTTCCACCAAGCACATGGTAACAATCTTTATCTTCTCCTACATAAAGTCCTACGTGCCCTCCTCCGTTTCTTTTAAAGGTAAGTATATCACCTAGCATAGGTTCAGTTACTTTAGTTCCGTATTTAGCCCAATTTAAAGCCCAGAGAGGTTTATCAACTACTTCTACACCAGCTTCATGAGCACAGTATGCAATAAATAGACCACACCATGGAATCTCATCTGCCGTATAAACTTTATCTAATTTAAGTTCTTTAGCCCAATCCATAATTACTGGATTATGTTTTGAACCTACTATTTCTTTAACTCCAAGTAGTTTTACAGCTTGAACTAGAATTCTAGGTGACTTCTCTTCTTGTAAAAAACTATAGCTCATAAGTTACTCTTTTATGTTTTTATAAGTATCTGAGACTTTTTGTATTCCACCTCTAATAGCTTTAACAACTCTAAATACTCCTCTAAAGATATTGTTGCCTGTAAGATCAAACCAGTTTTCATTAATAGATGATAACTCTATAATGGCAAATATATAAATAAGTGCATTTGTAAAGAAAGCTTTAGAAGGTATAATAATATCATATCCCGTTGCTTTAATGAGTCCTTGAGCAAATGGAGTAAAACCATAATAATCTAGTGGAAAAACAGCACCTGCAAATATATAATAACCAGCACCTTTAAAGATATAACCTCTTCTTAACAACTTAGATTTAAAGACATCTTTATATTTTCTACCTTCATCACATGCAATTTTCTTAAGGGATATAAGTTTGACTATTGTGTCTACTAAAATTATAAACATTAAGAGAATAGCACTTAGTTCAATTGGAGCAAAGAATGAGAAGAGTGACAAAGTAAATAGGGTTATTTTAGTTTTCATTTGATAATCAGTCCAGTGGTTAATAATGCATTTAATAATACTGAAATATTTCTCTGCTTCTTTAATCTTTTAATGTCAAAAGCTTGAGTGGTAATAATAGTATCCTGGCTATTAATAATATATCTCTGAGCCTGAATAACTGTATCTTGGTTTTTTATAATTATATCTTTCTCCTTATCTCTACGGTATAGAACATGGATCATAGTATCTTGTATCTGGATAATGTTAAAAGTATCTCTAGCATTCTTAACAGAATCTCACGGGGTGTGTAGATCAAATAAACCGGCATTAAGCTCTGAGATAATTTTATTGCTGTTA